AAACAACTCCTTGATTATCGTCGTGGAAGGTCATTTGCACAGGCTGATAATTAATCATTTTGTATATGATTAATTTTTTGTTATATTGATTATATGTTTCTGTATCAAATTGAAAACTAGGAAGTTGAGAAGTTTTAATTAGTAACCCAAATTCGTTAACGTGTTTACTTGTATAGTTTAAAGCCTTGTGTGCTGTGTTATCAACTTCAAATCTCACATAATAATTAAATTTTGTTCTTGGTGCTAATCTAAAACTGTCGTCTAAAAACAACCTAGTGGCGTGCTGGTAATTAGCCGCCCTACCTTTAGGATTAGTTATACCTGTAAATACATCAGTGAGAAATCTAGTAAATTTGTTTGCCATACTAGTATTTAGCCATAAAAAAAGCCCGGAAAAAATCCGGGCTTTTTAATTTCAGTATTATAAGGATTAACCTTGAGCAGCGTTTGCACCAGTAGTTGCTTCGCCGAGTGATCTTTCGACAGCAGCACCAATACCAACACCAACACCTTGCTCTCCAGCACCCCATTGTACCATATTATCAAATCTAATTGATAATGCAACTTGCATTGGTTCATTAGTTGCGTAATTAGCATCTCCGTAGTCAACGTTAGTTAAGAAACAACCGTATAAGTTTGCAGTTTCAAGTACATTTACTCCTGCTGGGTTATTTCCGTTACCACCGTCTAATACTTCAATCTTAGTTGTGAATTTATAGTCGATACCTGATCTTGCTGATGCTTGTTCAACAAAGTCAAATTGTTTCTGGACCTGCTGTCCAACCATTTTTTGAACTTCGCCACTAGCGTCATCACGCAAGTTAAGTGTAATTGTTTCAAATGTATACTTACCTGCTAGGTATACTTTTGAGTTGTACACATCAAGTGTCATTTCTTCAAAACCAACCTTTGGTCTTGAAACATCAACAACTTGTTTTGTTAATTCAGTCGCAGCACTTACTCCGAATCCTAATAAAGTAACGCGGAAGCGATACTTTAATTTTGGCATCAAGAGCACTTGGTTGCCTGCGTCTGTCGGTACTCCAAAGTTATTAAGTGATGTAATAGGCATAATTAAATTTCTCCTGTGTTCTTGACACGCAATGGAATGTAGATGAATTCAATTGCCTTAACAGGTTCAATCGCAATATCAACATATAGTTCGTTACGATCGATTCTTGCAGGCGTATTGTTTGTTTCATCACATACTACCGCGAAATCGTAAATTGCTCTAAGACCAACTAGTTCAAGTAGTAAACTTTCTACTGCTTGTTTGACCTCATCCCTTGTTATCTTGTCATTTGGTTCAAAGATATATGGACGAGCCAATTTATTAAGTTGACTACGTAGATATACTACTAAACGAGCAACGTTGATTCTGTCTAGTGCAGAAGCATTTCTTGCTCTTGTTTTTTGACCATAGTTAACAAGACCAACACCGTTGAAGAAAGTAATTGGATTTAACTTAAGATCATAAAGTGTATCTCTTTGACCTTCATTTAATGCAACTGTTTGGAATTCTCCAGTTGCTGCATCAATGTATCCAACTGCTGTAGCGTTACTAATACCACCACGTCTTGTTCCTGCTGGTGCAAACCAAGGGAACGATACCTGATCGCTTAGTGCAATTGTTCTTAGCATCATATGTGATGCCGGTACAACTGCATTTGCACCACTTAAATCAGTGGTAAATCCATTTGGATAAAACGCTGCTAGGTATTCATCATATGTTACCAAGCCTTCGTCGCTGTTGTCTGTTACTAGGTTCGCATTTGAACCGTAGTTTGTTAGTGTAGTAGCATCTGCTGCTAATCTTAATGGTGTATCACCAACAACAAATGCTGTTAAGCCTCTGTCAATGTTAAGATTAACAAGATTGCTCATTACTTCTGTGTAACCAGGAGCAGCAATAATGTTGAAGTTTCTACGCTCTTCGTCTCTGATTTGACTGCTTGTGTCAATTGCAGATTTCATTGCTTGAACTACAACCATACGCTGTGCTTTTCTACCAAACGAACCTGAACCGTCTTCTTGGTTTCCTGACTGTGTTACCCAACGATCAGTTGCATAACCACTCATTGCTTCGTCATTGTAGCGTGTATTATCTGCTGTTGTGTCAATGTAGTTATTTGCATAACGTTTTACATTACCACCGCTTCTACGTAGATTCCATAGCAACATACCCTTAGGATATAGTGCAGGATCTGGAGCATCTGGATCTAAATAGTCGCTTGTTAATAGATCTACAATCGATGCTGCTGTGTTTCCTGTTGCACCGCTTAAACCGTAACGTGCATCAGCAAATAGTACACCATCTTCTGTTGTTTGATCTGTTTTGTCTAGTTGTACCCATTCTAGTGTTAAACCATTCCAACGATAAATTGTTGGGAAGTTTTCTAGATCTGCTGTTGATACCCAAATATCTCCATCTACTAATGGTGTACCATCGCTTTGTCCTGTAGTCGCACTTGGTGCTGTTGCACTTACAATTGGACCATTTGGACTTGCATTTGGATAACCACTTACAGAATCTTGATATCCTACCCAAGTAGTTCCGTTGTGTAGCATAATATCTACATCTGAAAACTCTGGGTTGTACCATAGTTGACCATCTGCTGGCTCATTTTCAGGATTGTCAGAACTTGCAAAGAAGTCTGACGCTGCCAATGGCTGCCAGTTAGATGCAATAAAGTCTTCTTCTGCTCCTGCTGGTGCAGAGTACATATTTTGTGTACCTAAGTTTGTATCAATACTGTATGGAGTAAAGATCCCTGCTATAGGAGCGTTAGTTCCGTCAGTGATTCTAAAGTCACCACCTAGTTTGTGGAATACTTCAATTTCATTGTCGTCTGTTACAGATGCTTCAATATTAGTAAAGCCTGCACTGTTAATAGCATTTGCCATTAACTCTGCATCACCAGTACCCGGAGTTGTTACTGTGAAACTAACTGATACACCACTGTTTAGTGCAGTAGCACCTTTTACAGATTCAGCAATTGTAAATGTGTTGCTTCCTGCTGTAAATGAACTTGCAGTAATTGCAGCAGATTTAATTGTTGTATTGCCAGTGTTTGCTCTGCGCCATACTCTAAATGTTGCTGTGCTTGGTGTGTCATCAAAGTTTGTGTTTTCGTTTGCATTAGATTGTACAAATAGTGAATCTACAGCAAGGTTAACACCTCCGCCTGCTCTATCTAACCAATAAAGTGCACCGTGTGTTGAACCATAAATTGGAGCATCAACTGCTACCCAACTTGTTGTAGCACTTGACCAATTGTATGCTCTCCATCTTGCACCATTGTTTGGTTCGGTAGTTTTGATCCATACACTTCCTGTTGGACGTGGTGTAGAATCAGCAGTTTTCCATTCTGGAACGTTAGTGTGTGGTGTTTGCTGTAATGCTGGACCGTGGTATGTTGCTTTTTGTATACCTAACTCATCGAAATCAATGTTAGGTGTTGTACCACCGTCACCGATAATAATTGCATTTGCAAGTGAACTATCGCCAACACTGTCGTCTAGTGATCCATCACTGTATAGGTATAATTTGCCGCTTACGTTTCTAGCAATAATACCTTGTGTTTCTGTAATTGAACCGTTAATTGACGCTACAAGATCATCTAGTGTACCAGTTACTTCGAAGTCAGTTCCATTAATTGTAAAATGTCCTGAAGTTGCTGTAAATGTTCCGCCTTGTACTGCCGGATGGCTAGCAGTCCAGTCGTTACTACCTACGTGAACCCAAGTTCCAGCAGTTACAGTTGAACCATTACCTGCTGACTTGTAGTAAACTTTTGCATTTTCTTTTGTTGCTGAAAACGAACCGCTTCCGTCAACAGTTTCAAATACAATTGCATAATCTCCGATTGCTCCAACTGAACCTTTAGGAGCACCGTTGTCAATTTTTGATGCATCAGCATCTGTTAAAACTATTGGTGTTTTGTTTGCAAATTTTTGTCCACCGGACGTTGTAATTGCTGCACCGTTCCATTCTTGGATACCCCAAGATGTTCCACGTGTGTCTATCCACCAAGTCCCATTGTCCGGATTCGCTCCCGGAGCCTCTGCGGAACCTGCTAGTTGTCCTAGGTCGACATCTGCTCTAGTAATAAAAGCAGCATTTGAAACGCCTAATAAACTGTATGCAGATAATAAACCATATTCATTAAGTTCGCTACCGTGAATAGGTGTATTACTCGCTGTCTTTTCAAAGTTTGGTACTCCAAAAAGATCTACTAATTCTTTCTGTGATGTTACTTTAAATGCAGAACCTGCATTCGCTTTTGTAGTAGCCGCTGCTATACCTGTGCCTGCGGCATTTGTTTTGTCTTGCGCTGTTGCAACAATAATTAGAGGTGTTGTACCTGGTTCAGCAGGTGTATAAAAACTCTCATCAATTACCGTAACTTCTACGCCGGGTGATTGTAGTGCCATTCCATTCTCTCCTGGTAATGTAATAAATTCAAATTCATTACGCAATGTCTTGCTAATGTATTTAGTGTAATTTTACAAAAATGGTGTTTTAAGGCATTAGAAAAAGGGGTAATAAAGGTGTAAATATACGTATGAGACCACTTTGTAAGTGTGGATTACGACCACGTGCTGTAAACTATAAGAAGGGTAAGAAGACTTATTATAGGAGTCTGTGCGAAACCTGTATGACATATGGTATAGGACACGGAGTTCCAAGATGGGTTACAGCAGGTTACAAGCCTAAGAAATCTTGTGAAAAATGCGGATTTAAATCCCAGCATAAAGAGATATTCAGAGTATTCCATATAGACGGAAATCTCAATAACTGTAGATTTACTAATTTAAAAACTCTGTGTAGTAATTGTAGTTTAGTACTTGCTAAAGAAGGAATTAAATGGAAACAGGGTGATCTAATAGCAGACTTTTAACGTTGTTATATAGATCATCAATACTGCCATCATTGCTTAATTCATAGTCAAAATTACTGCCAATCCAAGCCCATTCGCTGGCGTGGATCTTTTTTATCTTCATTTCATTAATTGCAAAATTTGTACCTTTATTTGCTTCAACAGCAAACTCATACCAATCAGGAAGTTCACCACGCTTGACCCATATGATTTTTCCACCTAGATTCTTAATTGCTTTGATTTCGTTTGGAAATCGCACATCACTTACAACTATATTATCTTTGCTTTGACGCAGTTTGTTTTCAAGACTGGCAATCCATATGTCATCGTGGAATGTTTTACGACACACTTCAGTACCCCAATATTGTAGAACCCATCTAGGAGTAAGTGTAGGCATATTCAAACGTTCTGCCCACCAAGGATCTATCTGCTCTCTCCATTCACGTGATTGCTTTGTTCTTCCTTCAAGCATTGTTCTGTCCCACCCAAAAACAGCAGCAACAGAATCTTTGAGTGAATCTGCAAAACTTTCTCTTCTAAATTCGTGAAAATTAACTAGATAGTCTGCTACGGTATCTTTTCCGCAACCAATAAATCCACAAATACCTATAATCATATAAAACTTCTCCTAAGTAGTTTTTATATGTTACTAGAATAATTGAGATTTGTCAAGTTGAATTATACGTATTTGTTTAATCTTCTTACCAATCTTGTTGCAGTATTGATCTTTTTGGTTCTTGATTGGCGTCTTGCTTGTTGATATTGTGTTTTCTTTCTGGTTGTTTTCATACGTTGTGCTTGAGCAACATCTGGATGATCCCAACATTTAGAAGGGTGTGAAACCTGTCTACTTTTTCTAGGCCCTGATGGACAACGGAATTTTAATTTTACTTTGCCGCCTCTAGCAGTAGATTTTCCTCTACCCCAAACTAGTGCTTCGTAAAATTCTTCTAATTCGCCTTCTACTTTAAATTCTTCAAACTTCATTATCCGATAATCCAACTGTATCCTTGACCGCCTGGAACCTGTGTTACCAGTTCTGCTGTCAATCTTTCTAAATCTGCTTGACCTTCTGCTTTTAGTGCAGGACCATTAAGAGCCGTACCACCTTGTGGACCTGCAATACTTGCAAATTTTTCTCTTGCTTGACCTAACATAATTTTACAGTTAGCAAGTGTGTAATCTTTAATCCACTGTCCTGCATATACATCTTGTAGTATTACAAAATCTGGTTTAGTGTTGTAACACCATAGAAGAACATTTTCTTCTCCTCTAGGACGTTGCATAATAGTTAATTTTTTGCTTTGTGGATGCCAAGTAAAGTTAATAAATGACCCAAACATTTTACCTATAAGTTCCTGATAGCCAGCAAACAATTCATATGTAGCAAGTCCGCCCATATTGGTCGAACTTAAAAGATATGTATTTGTGTATGCTAAGTTAAAAGGTTCAAACACTGTTCCGCCTGTTCCGCCACCAGTTCTACTTCCTACTGATCTTCTGTAGATTTGTCTTACCTGCTGTATTTCTTGTGGCAGCACATAATCATTTTTGTCTTGTTCTAGTGTTAGAGTGATGTAACTTTCTTCAACAGCATTATCACTACGCTGTCTAAACACACCTAACGCCCTAGTAAGAGATGCTTCATAGTGTTCAGGGTCTAATTCTACGTCAATCATTCCTTCACCTAGGAATGCTTTCACATAGTCAAAAACCTTTTGTTTTTCAATATCAATTTGGCTCATATTACTATTTATGCCTTCTGCTAGAAACGGTAAATAAGTATACTATGCCAAGACTAAGTTTATATCGTCCGGAAAAGGGCAAAGATTACAAATTCATTGACAAAACTATTTGGGAAATGTTCCAAGTAGGAGGTACCGATGTACACCTGCACAAGTATCTAGGAAGCGGTGCTGCTATACAAGGAGACACTCCAAGTACACCTGAATACGATAGTCTAGACCCTACAAACATACAAGATATGCTGTTTTTAGAAAACAGAGATAGAAAGTATGATTCAGACGTGTATGTTATGCGAGGTGTGTACAATGTACAGGATATTGACTTTAATTTAAGCCAATTTGGACTGTTTTTGCAGAATGACACACTGTTTATAACATTTCATATCAATGATACTATTGAAAGATTAGGGCGTAGAATTATTGCTGGTGATGTCTTAGAATTACCACACTTAAAAGATTACAATGCTCTTAACAACTTACAATTTGCACTTAAAAGATTTTATGTAGTTGAGGAAGTAAATCGTGCTGCTGAAGGATTTTCAGTAACTTGGTATCCACATCTATATAGAGCAAAATGTAAACCACTAGTAGATTCACAAGAATTTAAAGATATTTTAGATGGTATTGCTAACCGAGAAGGTTACAAAGGTACATATAATCCTGATAGCACATACTATCCAGGAGATGTTGTAGATTACAACGGTGAAAAATACGAATGTGTAATTGAAACAAGCGAAGCACCTCCGAGCAGTGGTTGGAAACTTGCTGATAGTCTCAAAGACATTATGTCTACATACGAAAAAGAAATGCAGATTACTCAAGCGGTATTAGATCAGGCAGAAGAAGATACACCACAGAGTGGTTATGATACTACAAAATTATTTACATTACAAAGAGACGAAGCCGGCAAAGCAGAATTAGTATCTGCTGATACTACCTTAGACGATGCTACACTAGATTCTGTAACAGCAGATGCTGTATATGCCAATGCTGAGAAAGAAGGCTACACAGGTTATCTACTTGGAGACGGTGTTCCACCGAATGGTGCTCCTTTCTCGCAAGGTATAGCATTTCCATTAGGAGCCTCAGAAGGACAATATCATCTAAGAACAGATTACAAGCCTTCAAGATTATTCATCTATAAAAAAGGGAGATGGAGTAAAGTAGAGGACGATGTGAGAACAAATATTACAAACCTAGGTTCGACTGATACAGCAGACGGTGCGGATTTTGCAGGTAAAGTTGAAAGAGAAACACAGAAAACATCATTTATTAATAACACAAATGAAACGGTTATAGACGGTGAAACTATCAAAGAAAAACAGAGTTTATCTAAAGCACTTAAACCAAAGGCAGATAACTAATGAAGATAAATGAAATATTAGGATTTGCAACAAGCAGACCAAAGAAACATACAGTAAAAAGACGTCCGCCTGAAAAAGATGACGATTCAGTTGCTGTTAAATTAAAAGCGAGACGTGCTGCTGCTGCTAAAGGTGACGAAAAAGCATTTACACACGACTTTAAAAAGGCGAGTAAATAATGGATTTTTTCTACGACGGACAAATTAGAAGATACGTAACACAGTTTATGAGATTATTCATAGGCTTCAAGTATCAGGCTGGTAATGGCGATCAGCAAACTGTTCCAGTTATGTACGGTGATCTTACAAGACAAGTTGCTAATATTATTAGAGACAACAGCGAAAACAAAATGCCTACAGTTCCTCGAATGGCTTGTTATATTACTGGACTACAAATGGATACCAGCAGATTGGCTGATCCTACATTTGTAAGCAAAGTTAACATACGTGAAAGGCATTATACTGTCGACGAAGCCGGTGAAAGAAATTACACTGGAGCACCAGGTAAAAATGTTACTGTTGAAAGATTGATGCCTACACCATATATTTTAACAATGAAAGCAGATTTATGGACTAGTAACACAGATCAAAAATTACAGTTACTAGAACAAATACTCGTATTGTTTAATCCTAGTTTTGAAATACAAACAAACGACAACTATGTTGATTGGACAAGTTTAAGTGTTGTCTATCTAACAAATCAAACATTTACATCTAGATCAATTCCTGCAGGAACAGAATCAGATATTGATATCTGTAGTTTAGATTTTGAGATACCTGTTTGGATTTCACCACCAGCAAAAGTTAAAAAATTAGGAATAGTAAGAAGTATCATTGCAAACATCTTTACAGAAGATGGCGATGTAAAAGATATCGGATCTTTAATTTACAATGACACTACAGGTAGTGGAAGTGGAGTAAGTACTGCTACATACGGAGAAGGTGGTAAGCAATCATTGTATACAAATCCACGTTATCCAGTATTACTATTCAAAGCCAATAATGGCCAAGATTATGATTACGAACTATCTATTGTAGACAATAACGCTGCTATTGTTGCACTAAACATCGATGAAAAAGAATACATTGCACAAGGTAAAAAACTTGACTGGAATGGTGTAACAGCACTTCTAGGAGGATTTGTAGAAGGAACTAGTATGGTTCATTTCAAACAACCTAACGGTAATGAAATATCAGGAACCTGTGCTATAAATCCAAGAGATCCGTTTATAATGTTAGTAAGCGTTGATCCAGATAGTGTACCAGCAAACACTGCAATACCTTCAGCAAATAGATCATCCAATAGTTTGACAACACTAGATGCTATTATTGACCCTACTAGATTTAATCCTATCGAAGCGTGGAATGGAGTAAACAATATTCCGCTAGGTACTAGATATCTACTACTTGAAACTATAGGAGATACTAAAAACACTGATGGTCCTGATGGTTGGAAGGGTTCTGCTACAGCAGGTAACTTTAAATTAGTTGAAAACAGTATTGTTGAATGGGACGGAACTGCTTGGCAAACAGTGTTTGATCCTGATACAGTTGAAGATATTACATATATTACAAATCTTAAAACTGGTGTACAATATAAATGGGATGGAATCCAATGGCTGAAATCCTTTGAAGGTGAATACGCACCAGGTTATTGGAGATTCGATCCAGAAGGCGCATAAGTATCATTATGCAAAAAAGAGCAGGACTACTATACCTATCGTTATCAACTAGACGAGTACTGTTAATCTTAGAAAACGAAAAATGGACAGTGCCAACGTTTTCTCGATCTGGTAGTTTGATTAATGATTCTAAAGATTTACAAGAAGTATTTGCTCCCGGTAAAATTTTACCAATTGAATTATATCTTTCTAAAGACAAAGGTTTTGAATATAGCACATATATTTGTTTAGTAGATGATGAATTTTTACCACAAGAAGTTTTTACATATTGCTGGGCAACACTAGATTATCTACCCAAGAACATACATATGGGTCTGCGCAACACATTAAATAGTAATCTAATAAGAACAAAAATAGAAACTGTTTTGGAGTTACAAAATGCAATCTTTGATTAAAAGCGAAAAAGTTAGAAAAGATATTGAAAGATATAGATCTCGAATCGATCAAATTAAAGTAGCAGCAATTAAAAATGAATGTTCAAGATTACTTGCACAACTAGAAAATGAAATTAAATCAATTGATATTGCACATCAAGAATTATTTAAATCTAAAACATTACCAAATATGACTAAAGATGTTAGAGAAGAAATTCAAACAATTAGAAAATCTTTAGATAGAAAACTTTCCGACGTAGAAAAAGCAAAAATTAGATAGTTGAGAATTGCTTAATTGTTATAGTACCAACCATTGCTCCGTGGCTTCCACATTGATATCTATAGTTTCCTGATATACTGGAAGGAATTTTCCAATATAAAACACCACCGGTTTGTCCATTAGCATCAGAACCTGTAGTAACTGTACCGTTACTGGTAATATGAATTAGTCCTGTATCGTACTGCACACCTGCGGCTGTTTGTATCCAGAACGGGTGTGATGCACTCACACCTGATAGATCAAATGATATCGTTGTACCATTGATAGCGTAAATTGCTGGATTATCAGTTGTACCATATTGATCAAATCTATATCCAATTGTTCCGTTAACACTTACAACCAACTGTGTTATTGCAGGTATGTAAATGTTACTAATATCTATACCTGCTGAAGTTACATCACTAAGTTCACTAAAGTTATCAACACCACTGCTTACTGTACTTGTAATTGTTAAAGTATCTGTACCGTCGTTTGTTGTTATAGAAATTCCTGTGCCTGCTGCAATATTTAATGTATCTGTAGTGCTATCTGCTGCAATAGTATTTTGGCCGCTTACAGCAACATTGCTAAATGCGTTTTGATTGGCGTCGCCGCCGCCACCACTTGTTACAGTAGTGAATGTAAATCCACCGGCACCGTCTGTGGTTAATACTTGTCCGCTAGTACCATCTGTAATGCCTAAATCTAAAATACTATCTGGACTGTCTGTAATTCCGTAACCAGCAATTGTGGTTGGTTTGTTTGTTAAATTACCAAAGTTTCCATCAAATGCATCTGTGATACCGTAACCTGAAATAGTAGTTGGTTTTTCAATAATGTCTGCAAATGGTATTGCTGGAACTTCTGTAAGATAACCTGATAAATCAGGTGGAGTAAATGTAAACACACCTGTGGTATTATTGTAAGAAATAGAACCATTTCCTGATGGAGTATTTTCTGCTCCTACACTTAACGCATCTAGTTCTAGTATATCAGGTTTATTGTTTAAGTTAGAATAATTTAAGAAGTAAGAACTGTCAAACCCATCTAGTGTATCAGCATCGGTACCCCCACCTCCAGAAGTTGCATCAATGCCTGGAGCCCAACGAGAACCGTTCCATTTTAATACATTTCCTGTTTCCGGTGGACTGCTTGTAGTATCAACATCCATTAAAAAGTCTATTGAAAAACTTTCTAAGTTTACTTCAACAGTATCTGTGCTACTGTTGGCATTTGTTGTGATGTGAGTTCCCCCAGCAATTGTTAACGTATCGTTTCCTTGATCTGCTACTGATGATCCTACATCACCTACAACTGTTCCAAACGATTGTCCTGCTGCGCTCGATGTAATAGTAACACTATCTGTAGCAGGATTTGTTGTTAGTGTTATTCCACTTCCTGCAACTAATTGAAGTGTATCTGGTGCAGCATCTGCTACAACATTAGATTGTCCTGCAATAGAGATAGTTCCAAAGGCATTACCGCCACCACCACCACCGCCGGATGTGCTGACAACATTCCAAACTCCTAGGCTAGCATCATACTGCCAGGTTGTACCACCTTGTGTAAAACTTTGTCCGTCTGCTGGACTATTTGGAAAATTAATTGCCATTATTATACCTCATACGTATTTAGTATTTCTTAACCCTGATGTTAAAACCGCGTCTTACGGTCAATCTAGACAGGATATTTCTGCGTCCTTTTTTAAATCTAGCGTCAATCGGTGCTTGATATAAAACTCTAGCAGCACCTCCTTCTAGACTTCTATAATCTGTCCACGTTCCGCCAGTTGGTGTGGTATTTTCTGCACCAAAATAAAAATCAGTGCCAGATTGTGTGTCTAGATTTAATACCCATTCTTTTAATTCTTTCCAAGTCCAATCTCTATTGTGTTCCAGTATAGTTGCTAAAAATCCTGCTGCTACAGGACAGGCTGCACTAGTACCGCCAAATGCGCAATCTTCTGGAATTCCTGCACCACTGCCACTGTTAAACGTAAACCCGTCATAGGTCGCAGGATATCTTCCTTCTGCTGTATATGTTTTATTTGCTGCTAGTGTACCGTCACCTGCTGCATAAACATCTATCTGCTCTCCTCTATCACTGTATCCTACCTTGCATTCTAATCCACCGTTATAATCATCATCGAGAGCGCCAATGTTTATTGTTTTATAATCTATGCTACCATCTTCTTTTGTATACTTTCCGCCCTGTTGAGGAAAGCCTGTTCTGTTTGTAGTTCCGTACACAGAAACACCGAACTCAAAAAATTCTGAATTTTCTAAACTTTCACCATCTGTATCTGTTATATAATTGTTATAATCAGGATGGCCGGATTTTACTACTTTTTGATTGGAATTTCCTGCTGCACCTACAAAGATTACACCTTCGTCTATCATTTCATCCAGTGCAGTTGTTAAACTATTTGTACGCATTTCTGATTTCCAGCGACCGCCATCGCCCTGTGTCCCCATATGACTAATGAATGTGGGTTCAGCAGTATATGAAACATTTGTACTTGCACGATGAGTGTAATAATAGGTAGCACCACTCGGATCTTTGTTTGCACGGTATCCCCAACTGTTTGAAGAAAGTGTTGGATCTTTTACACCATATGCAGGATTGACTGGTTTCATTCTATGAAACAATTTTTGTAGATCAAACCCTTGTTCAATGCCTGAACCATTAGCCCCGTACAAATCAATGGTCCACTTGTTAGCATTATAGGCCCAACCTTGTGTTCTACCGTACGTTAATGCGCCGCAAGGTGTTCCGTGTTCGCCATCGCCGTTGGTTGGTTGTGAAGTAGGACTTCCGCCGGTTGCATTTCTAGTGTACAGTGGTCCTATAGTTACCGTTCCTTCGTTTTGAAATTTTGCACTGCGTTGTGTACTATTACTCCACCAAGTCTTTGCAACATTTTCTACAGGAACTATTGTGCCGTCCCAGCGTGTAGTTAATCTGTTATCAGGATCTGCATCAAACCATTCAGGATCAATGTAATATGGAGAATCTAGTACTAGATCTAAAACATCACAATGCCCGTCACCTGGTAGTAGATTTCCTCCTGTGTATCCTGCTGGTTTTTCTACAGGAGTTATTCCGTCTGATAATAACACACAGTTGTTTTGAAATTCTGGATGTCCGATCCACATTCCTTCGTCTGCAACGATAACATCGATGTCTCTGCCTGTTCCATATTGTGAAATAGTTTCTTCAGGCACAGCATTATCTGCTAGTCCGTTGTCTACCCAGGGATCTAAAAACTGTTGATGTCTATACAGTGAATAACTTGCACGATTAGAATCAGCAGCAACAGGAGATGCTGGCAATGTGTTTGATACTTCAAATTCTCTGTAATTTTTAATAGTTCCTGCATACCTAGATATTAACTCGGGCCTGGCTGCTTGTAGTTCATCTTTAGGTGGTTTAAATTCTTCATATTTTGAGTAATCAATGTTTATAAATTTAACTCTGGGATCTTTTTTAAGTTCTTCTGCTTCTTCTGCCGTTAAAAGATATGTTCCGCGTGTTGGACTGTGTAATTTTTCATCTTCAACACTTACTTTTCTTATTGGTACTGCTTCATACAAATTGCCATCTGCTATTAACTCAGCGTGTAGTTCTTGCCATTGCTCTTCAGTATGCGTACCTAGTTGATAATATTTTTCAGCCATTATCTAACCTATATTAAATTAACCCAAGAACCGTTTTCGTACCCCTGAAATTTATTTGTTGTTGTATTGTAAATTATATCACCGTTCTCGGCAATCAAATTATCTCTTTCAGTAGTAGTAAACGATGCCATTTTAATCGGAGACGATGTAAGTTCTACTCTTGTGCCAGCAGTTAGTTGAATTTCGTTGTCTGAAAAAATTTCAGGTACTCCTGAACCTTCACTAGAAAAACTTCCTTGTACTGTTAGATTATTTGTTACTGTTAAATCTTGACCTACAGTTAAATCATTTCCTACCTGAAGATCACTTAACATTGAAACTAATGGAACAATTTCAAGTGCTGTACTGTCATCAGAATCAATAGTGTTTCCTGTAAACGTTACATTTCCAGTGTCACCGCTACCTGATATTACTATGTTACCAGATCCTAGTATACTTGTTCCGTTAACAGTTTTTATATTTGTACCACTTACAAGTGCAGCCTGTGCATCTGTAATACCATAACCCGAAAGCGTTGTAGGCGTTGTTCCTAAATCTGCAAAGTCTACAACAGCACTACTTTCGTTTTGTACTGCTGACCAAGCACCGCTATGTGCATAGTAAAGTTTACCTTCTGCGTGAACGTGTGCGATTGCACCGTGATATGTTGATGCATCCGGTAAATCTCCCAGTGTATCATATAAAAATCTTATCTTGTGATTGGCAACTGTAGGTGCATCAATAGCACCTGTCATTGTTCCGCCGGCAAGGCCTAGTGCATCAGTTATTCCGTATCCGCTTAGTGTTGTAGGTGTTCCTGTTAGTTCACTCCAGTCACTCGCTCCACCTGAAATTGTTGTAAATGTAAAACCACCTGCTCCGTTTGTAGTTAATACCTGTCCGTTAGTACCATCGCTAATACCTAGGTCTGTTAAACTGCTAGGAACATTTTCTGTACCTGATACTGGTTGAATCCATTGATTAGAATCACCGTCGTTGACATAAACATACAGTCTTGCATTCGCAGTATTAAACCATATAGTACCTGCATCTGGAGTGCTAGGTGTATTATCCCCAACATTAATACTTCCGCTGCCGCCTACTCCTGCTGACTCTGCTTTTGCAACAAATGCTTCGTTTGAAATGTTAGATAAATCTACCTTAACAAGAGCCATACCGCCAGCATTTTCGCTATCAAAAACTCTTAAGGTATTATTATCTTTATCATAGAATATTTCACCTCTAGCACCGGTTTTTCTATCTAGAAAATCGGCATCTCTAGGTACTACTCGTAAATTATTAATAATAGGTATTCTTGCCATATTTTTGAAACCAATCCGTTATTGTATAGTTATTTATCCTATGCCATATCTATTGTATTTGAGTGTTGACCACCTATAAATATGCGTATGAAACTCACAAAAGACATAGGTGTATTTGAAAACGCTGTTAGCGATGAAATTTGCGATGACCTAGTTGCATATTATGCCAAACTAAGCGAAATGAATATGACACACTCTAGAATGAGCACAAAAGATGCGCCAGGACATCTAAAAAAGGATACTGCTGCATTTGTGCTAGAGGAACCAGCACTTACTGTTAGCACAGATAATCCAGCAGTACGAGAAAGCATTCAACAGATCATATACTGCTGGGAGCAGTACATTGATCATTACAGTATTTTAACGACTGTGGATCCTCATAGGATCTACTATATGAAAATTCAAAAAACATTGCCCGGTGAAGGATATCATCAATGGCATTTTGAATCTGACAGTAGAGAAAGATCAGGTAGAGTAGCATCTTGGGGATTGTATCTTAATACTGTAGATGAAGGTGGCGAAACAGAATGGCTATATCAGAGTGTTAGAGTACCGGCTACCAAAGGAACTCTTGCTATATGGCCTGCAGGATACACTCATACTCACAGAGGAAATCCTCCGTTGAGTAATGAAAAATATTTGTTAACTGGTTGGATAGAATATTAATGGAAAAAGTAAAACTCTTCCCTACAGATGTATTCGTTTTTAGAAACAATACTTTTGATAATAAAGCAATGATTGAACATTGTGAAAAATATGCCGACTTTATAAATGATGCTGAAGTGATTAGTTCTATGCGTAACTTGCACGATAAAGTAGAATTAAAACCTTTGTTTGATTGGTTTGATTCTTGTTTAGATGAGATACGAGTTTCTTGTCAATATGACTGTGAGAAATTTGCAATCACTAGTAGTTGGTTTAATAGAGCATTACCAAAGTCAGGTATGAAACTAAATGTGCATAGGCACAGTATGAGTTTTTTCAGTGCGGTGTATTACTTAACAGACGGGTCACCGACTGTGTTTGAAGATCCTGTAATACATAGATCACAAGCACAATTAGAAGTTTTACGTGTACACGATCAAGAATCAAGTCCACACCAAACAATAGATGCTGAAGCAGGAAAATTAATTATTTTTCCAAGTTGGTTATTTCATTTTAGTGCTCCACACATTGGTGATGAAGACAGATACATAATTAGTTTTAATACAATGCCAGAAGGCGATGTAAACTATAATATTGCAACTGACAGTGTTGCTTCTATAAAAATTTTAAACAGAGATAAAAGATAAACTATGATTAATGATCTAATAGTATTAGGTGGTGGAAATGCAGGTCTAATGGCAGCATTATATCTACGTGCCGCATACCCTAATATGCAAATAAAAATTATTAAAAGTTCTAAAATAGGAACTATAGGAGTAGGCGAAGGAAGTACTGAACATTGGGCAAGATTTGCCCAAGCGACTGATATCTCTATGCCTGATATGATCAATCATTGCGGTGCTACTTTTAAGATTGGTATTAAGTTTGAAAATTGGCACGGCGATGGAACTAGTTATTATCACAGTCTAGCAGAACCTTTTATATGGATGGACACATACAATGGTGCTGCACATACAATGATGCGTATGATTGCAGACGGTGTTGACAGTCAAAGCCTACACTGGCAATTGCCTGTAGATGGATATGTTGCTGAGCCTTTAACTGATTATTATCAATTCCACTTTGACAGTGAAAAACTAAATGCATATCTGCAAACAAAATGTATAGAAAGAAATATAAAAGTTGTCGAAGCAGAAATAGTAGATGCAAAACTAGATCAAGATGGTTTTGTTGAATCTATCGTAGATAAAGATAATATAGAATATTCAGCAGAATTTTTCATTGACAGCAGCGGCTTTAAAAGAGTTATTGCTAGTAAACTAGGAGCAGAATGGGTTGATTGGTCAAAGTATCTGCCAATGAACAGTGCTATTGCTTTTCAAACTCCTTATGAAGAAAAACTTCCTCCATACACACTAGCAAAAGCAATGGACGCAGGATGGCATTGGAGGAGTCCTGTACAGGATAGATTTGGTAATGGCTATGTATTTGCAGATCAATTTATTTCAGAACAACAAGCAGTTGACGAAATACAAAAACACTTTTCAGATACAATTAAGATAGGTCGTAAAATTAATTTTATATCTGGAAAAGTAAACAAAGCCTGGATTAAAAACTGTGTAAGTATTGGATTAAGCAGTAACTTTGTAGAACCTTTAGAAGCAAGTAGTATTTCAACTACTATACAACAAACAAAGTTACTAACCAGTGCAATTTGGAACTGGAGTAGAAAAGACACAGGAACTATTAAAGAATATAATAGAGTATTTGATGATACACTTAATAATGTTTTAGATTTTATTCAATTGCATTATTTTACAGAACGTACAGACACTGAGTTTTGGCGTTGGTGTAAGAATGAAATTACGATGACAGATTTTAATAAAGAAAATATAGAAATTTTTAAGAAAAATTTTGTCAATCAAGTATTACTTCCTGAAGATGGTTTAATGAACAATTATAGAATTTATGATCATTTAAATTGGATCCAGGTTATGCACGGACTGCGTATGTTTGACGTTCCTAGTATCAAAAAAATATATGAAACATATTTTAGTAAATACAGGGTTGGTGATGAACAGCAGATTTCAACACTTCCTACTAAGCCAAGTGAAGGTTGGTATACCTGTAGAGAAGGAATAGAAAAAGTCAAACAACAATCGAAAGGTATTACGTACAAGTTATGATTAAAAGTCTATGTGTATTAGGTGGCGGAACTAGCGGATTAATTGCTGCATTAATGATGCGCAAAGCCTATCCTAATATGAAAATATCAATAATAGAATCCTCAAAAATAGGAATTATCGGAGTAGGTGAAGGTAGTACAGAACATTGGAAACAGTTTATGGATTATATCGATATCGATGTTCCTACAATTGTAAGAGAATGCGGTGCAACATTTAAGATAGGTATTAAATTTACTAATTGGAACGGTGACGGTAAAGCATACTGGCACAGTCTTACAGAACAATTTAGCACTCTACATACCGAAAATAATGCTCCACTTACTTGGATGAAAATGATTGCAGAAAATTGGGATCCTGAAGAAACCTGTTGGGATTTATCTAGAAAAAGTTGGCACGTAGAACCTTATCACGATATATTAAGTCAATATCACTTTGACACTTTTAAACTTAATGAATTTTTTCATAAACTGTGCAGCGAAAGAAATATTGAAATAATTGATACTGAAATCCAAGATGTTGTATTAGATAACGAAGGTTATGTATCGCACTTAAAAGATAACGATAGACAATATGCATATGATTTTTATATAGATTGTTCAGGATTTGGTAGAGTTATCGCAACTAAATTAGGTGTAAAATGGATTGATAAAAAAGATCAATTGCCAATGAATAGTGCTATTGCATTTCCGACAGGATACAAAGAAGAAATTCCAAGTTACACAGAAGCAACTGCACTTAGTAGTGGATGGGTATGGCGTATTCCTACACAAGAACGCTTTGGTAACGGCTATGTTTTTTGTGATGATTTTATTAACGAAGACAAAGCCTACGAAGAAGTTTCAATGCACTATAAAAATAATCTAGGAATTGATGATGAACTTAAAATAGGGCGGAAAGTAAAATTTGGTGCAGGTTATGTAGATAAGTTTTGGTCTAAAAACTGTTTGTCTTTAGGATTAAACGGAATGTTTGTTGAACCACTAGAAGCAAGTAGTATAGGTTCTACTATACAAGAAATGAGATTGTTTATACCAACTATACTTTATTGGTCAAAAGGCGAACAAAGAACTGAGAAAATTTTTAATGACAGAATGTCTGTGATTGCAGAAAACATTGTAGACTTTATTCAACTTCATTATATTACAAAAAGAAATGATACAGAGTTTTGGAGATGGGTGAACAACAACATCAAATACACAGATTTTATTAAAGAAAATTTAGATTATTTTAAAAACAACTATCCTAATGCACAGATTTTTAACGAAACTTTACAAATGTTCAGTTATTTAAATTGGATGCAAATAATGCACGGGTTAGGGTTGTTTAATTATGATAAATGCAGTCAATATTGGAAAGAAACGTTTGCTACTGAACACGACGATCCCTTACTACGTCATATAAAAATCAACACAACAGTAAAACCTGAGCACGGTGCAAAACCTCATAGAGAAGTTTTAGAAATTTTAAAAACTAGATACGGCGAAACAAAATATGAATTCTGATGTAGTAATACTCGGCGGCGGCTCTGCTGGATGGTTAACAGCATTATTTGTACAACGTTACTGGCCAAACCTTAATGTAACAATTGTAGAAAACCCTAAACGACCTCCTATTATTGCAGGAGAGAGCGGAACAACAACATTTGTTAGATTACTAAAAAGCATAAAAATAGATACTGAAGACTTTGTTAAGAAAGTAAATGCCACTCCTAAACTAGGAGGTAAGTTTACAGATTGGAATGGTGTTGGAACAGAATTTATTCATTGCTTACAAACTGACTACGCTCCTTGGTTAGACGGCTGGACAGATTATATGCAAAAAGATGCAACCGATGACGAACTCAGATTAGGTAATCTTGTTAGAATACTTTCTCAAGAAAGAAGTAAAGACACATATCTTAGAACGATTGTAGGAAATGATATCCCATTAGCCGATGCATTTTATGCTCAACAGTTTATACAAAATAACAAAGTTCCTTTTGGTCATTCAACAGATGACTTACCAGTTATTCCTATGTGGCATTTTGAAAGTAGGGCGGCAGCAGCGTATTTTAAAGAAATTGGTTTAGATCGTGGTATTAACCTTGTCGAAGGCGAATATGTTAAATCTAACCTTAGCGATAATGGTAACATCAAAAGTATTGTACTAGATGATAACAGAGAACTTTCTGCAAAATGGTTTTTTGACTGCTCAGGTTTTGCAAGACTGTTATTAGATAAAGTTTTAAAAGAACCGATTCTTGATTACAGTAAATATTTTCCTGCAAGAGCAGTAGTTGCGTGGTGGGATGATCCTTGTTATTGTGTAACAACAAATGCTATAGCAATGAAATATGGTTGGAGTTGGAACATTAATCTTAGACATAGAAGCGGTAATGGTTATCTATACGATCCAGATCATTTAAATTTAGAACAAGCAATACAAGAAGCAGAAACACGATTCAATAAGAAAATTGATCCTATTGCAAACTTTAGTTTTCAGCCAGGTATGATGCGTAATACGTGGAAGAAAAATGTAATTGCTATTGGTTTAAGTAATGGATTTTTAGAACCATTAGAAGCAAATGGTATTGCAGTCATTATTGAAAGTTTGTATGCACTGCAAGATCACTGGAAGCCTACAGAAGAAACTATACCTAATGATAGGTTTAATCAGAGAGTATGGGAAGTAAGTGAAGATATTAAAGATTTCCTTGCACTACATTATAGAGGTCAACGACAAGACACAGAGTTTTGGTTAAGCCACAAACACGATGAAGATAGAATACCCGAAACTTTGAAATTAAAATTATCTGACTGGGAAGAGTGGTATAAAAGCCCTAATCTAAGCGAACCTACTTTTAACGGCTATAGTCCTACTGCTTGGTTGATGGTAATACAAGCACTAAAAATATTTAAAAATGATGTAATACACGAGCATTTCAACAAGGTTCTACCAATAGGCACAAAAGTGCTAAATAAGAACATAAAACGTTACAAGGAGCTCAGTGCTCCGTTTTGGACCATTGATAAATGGGTTCAGGAAATTGATAAATAGTACATATAGGAGTTATTTGTAATGGCAAAATATAAAATTATTTTACGCAAAGAAACAGGAAAATTACCTGTAACACAAGATTTTTGTGAAGCAAAAAACAGTGTAGAAGCGCAAAAGATCTTTGAAGAAAGACACGGTCCAATCAATGTTGTTGGTGGTCCTTTCAAAGTAGTTGAAGAACAACAAGCGTAAGTTACCTATCAAAGCCCATTTGCTTACGAGCATTCTCTAACTCATCTTTTACTGCTTGATTAACAAATTCGCCGGGTAAACCTAAACAAGGCCTAGTATCCCATTTCAAATGTGCATACGGGCCTTTTTCATCTACATACTGTAAAAATGCCTGGATAACTTTTTGTCCGGTATAAGGTTCTCTCCAGTGTTCGTGTCTACGACCACTGTATATTACTATGTCGCCTACATCAAGATTTATTTCGTGTGTAATACCTTTTTCATTTTTTATGTACAACGGCCAGTCTTGTTCTTCTTTTGATATAGCAACACTTACACTTATTTCAGAACTACTTCTATCAAAGTGCTTTCCTAATTCTGATCCGTTATAATAAATCCTTGCATAACTGTATACAGGAACAAGGTTAATTCCTACTTTTTCACTTACAAGAGGACATAATTTTACCATTAGTGCTTCAAACATTAATGGCGCATATCTTGCAAAAGTGTGTTCGCACATATCTGCTAGATTAGCACCAGGATATAAAACTTTGCAGACATCATTCTGCATCTCATATTCAAGTGCCATAAACTCACAAAGTTCTTTGCTTACAGCATTTTTAACTATTATGTAATCTTCTTTCATCATACTAGCGGCATCATACTCATATTACCAAAAGGTCTTTCAACATAATTTCTAATAAACTTATTATCAGGAATTGTGTGTATATCAAAACCTAATGTTGTTCTTACACCTTCAAATGGTTCTAAAACTTCTACCTTGTGATGTACATTCCCAGGTCCGAAATATATTTGTCCAGGTGTATTTTCGATAGTCCAATCCTCAAAAACTGTATTTGTTTTTTTAGGATCTACACAAATGTATCCGTGGTAATCAAATTCGTGTCCGTGCCAATCTAAAACTTCATCACACTTATGATAATTAATCCAAGATTGAAACCATAATGGTCTATCGTCGCCTAGAATTTGTCTTACAAATGTTCTGAGTTCTTTATATAAAATATACCAAGCGGTGCTAGGTGCTGTAAGTGCAAATACATTATATTTGTGATACGACCAAGTACTTTCGTCATTAGGAAAAACTGTTTTAAAAACTCTATGTGCATCTTCTAAACAATGCATTATTTCGTCTTTATTTTCTAATATAATATTTGACTTTGTTAAATGGTAGTCTTTCATATCATTATCTTACTTAAATTAATATTAATTACACATCTAAACTTACTGTCTCGTGCCCAAGACGAACTGTGATAATATTTTCCTGGAAATACAACTACCCTTCCTTGTTTAGGTTCTACTCTTTGTTTAACTGTGAAATTTCCATTCTTAATTCTTACTATATCATCTTCGCCACTACTGTAGTTGTCATTAGTTTCGTTAAAAATTACAGTGTCACCATCACAATCATTTACGTAATAGATAGCATTCCAATGTTCAAAAAAACTATCTATGTGAGGCATATGCCAATCAAGTTTACTTGTTTTATTAGGTAATGTTAAATTCGCTCTCATTCTAATTAATCTATTAACCGGAACTTTAGTATTACTTGTAATACTTAAAACTAAAGGATAGATAAAATTAAAGTGCTGACTCTTAGGTTCGTTATCTTCAAAAAAGAAGTGATTAAATCCTGCGTGATTATCTTCTTGGTTTTGAAAATCGTCATCTGGTGAAACCATTGATTGGTTGAAAACCCAACCTAAGTCCCAACCTGTCATTAAACGTAATATCTGATCTGAATAATCTTTAGGAATAACATTATCAATTACAATTATATCATCACTCATACTGCTACTCCATAAAAATTAATAAACAACGAACTTGTTTCTTTTGTGTTTCCTACAAATTTTTCTATTTTATGTAAATGCGTAGGGTTAAACATAACAAGTCTGTTAAACTTATTCTGAATTAAAACACTAGGAATTAGGTTGTCGTCAACTTCATTATAAAATGTCATTCCTGTGTTCTCTTCCGGATCTGGATTCAAAAATATTATACCTGCAACGTTGAAGTTACCTTTTATCTGTCTCAGTTCACCAGTTCTACCATTGTTTGTTTCGTCTACAAGTTGATATTCGCTGTGCATAAAAGTAAAATGCTGTTTGAAAGTCACGTGTGTTATTAATTTAGATAATGATCTTTCAAAGAAATTAGGATTTATTTGATCTATTGTTTTACTTCTTAATCCTGGAAAAATCTCGTTATCTTGATCTATGAATTCTTGTTTAAGTGCATTGTGACGCACAAGAGTAGGTGCTTCAAAGAAATCGTCAACTATTTTTATAGGCTGTACTACTTGTTTTTTCATTCTGCCCTCACAAAAAATACTTGAGTTAATCTATTTGTATCAACACTGTTGCCAAAGAATTCTTCTGCACTATGCCAGCATCTAGTATCAAAAATAATGCATCTATTAAAAACACTTTCCATTGTTATTGTTTTATCAAACAGTTTAGTTTGTTCTTCTCTGTATTGTTGATAAGGTTCTCTTTCTTCGGGTGTTTCTGAAAGAACATCTTTCATAAATTTATCTGCATATTCGTCCAGATTAATATCTTCTTTATCATTGTAAATTACAGTTCCACTGCCAAGCGGTGCTTTTTCATTTAGATAGATTACACCTGCAATGTTTAATTTAGGATCATCGTCGTGTACCCAGCCTCTTCCATAACTAGCATCTACCATATGAAATGCTGTTTGAAATTGTGAAAATCCTGTGTATCCATAATCTCTGATATAAAATAATAACTTATCCCAAAAAACTTGTAACATTGGCATATTGTTTTCGTGAAATAGTTTTGTTCTTAAACCCGGCCAACTACCGCGTTGTCCTTTAAAAAATTCTTGGTCCAAAGCAAAGTCTCTAACAAGATCTGGCTCGTCATAGAAATTATCAATAACCATTGTAGGAAAATAAGGATACAATATTCTGTTTTTCAGTTGATGGGTATAGATATGTTCGCTAGATTTTTTATTATCATCTAGCAATGAATCCATATATTCTTTACTATCCATTTATTTCACTCGCAGTAAAATTCATTGTCATTACTATTCTTTTTGTCATTACCATAGGACAAGTACTAGCGTGAAAATGCCAACCGTTGAAAACAACAACCTTACCTTGTAAAGGAGTACTTTTTAAAAGAGGACGGTACTTTTCACCTTCGGGTTTAGGTTCTGTTTCGTGAAAAATCACAGTATCACCGTCAGCATTATTCACGTAGTAGCACGCCACATAGTGTTCTTGTTCAAAATCTCTATGCGGAGTGTTATACTTGTATCCCATAGATGGTACAGGATACTTTGTATTCAATAAAAATCCTAATCTCATACGCAGAAGTTTGTCTAGTTTTAAACCTGCTGCATCACAAGTTGAATTTAACAAGGGTAAGAAAAAATCTAAATGTGGACCGTTTTGATTATTTTGATGATACACTAGATTAGCAAATGACGGAGTTGCAAATCTCGGATCATTTGTTTTTTCATATGTTGTATCATCCATATAATGCCAATCAAAATTTATATCTGTGACATAGTCATAGATCTTTTCTGAATATTCTTTATCAATTACATCATATATTTCTTTTGGTTCAAACATCTTCTATCCTATACATTCTTCTATCAATACTTGCTTCTTCTGGTTCCGTTGGTAATTTCTGCCAACACGGAATACTCATTGATAATCTTTTGCCTTGTGGATACGCACAATGATACATTCTAGAAGGAATGTAAAGTACGTCTCCTGGTTTAAGTGTTACATCTAAAGATAATTCTAAATCTTTTTCTTGTAATTTGTTTGCAAGTAATCCTGTTCTATGCATATAAGTTATTCTATTATTAAAAATTTTCCATCTAGTTTCCCCTTCTACTTGTATGATAAAGTTCGCTGGGTAATCTTCGTGTATGTTAAAACTTTTTGCATCTTTTAATCCAAAATATACGTGTATAGCAGCATTTATACTGTACATACTTTCAAACATTGCTAATAGTTCCATAGTTTTTTCACTATAAAAACCATAGTCCATATTAATTAATCCATAACCTTCGTGTAGTTTATCGAACAGAAACTTTTTATCTTGTACATTAAATTTGCCCCAACTTTTATTATACGCTGGAACTTCTATTTTACTGCCTGCAGGATCAATTACTTCAAAATTATATTGTGCAGAGTTGTTTAATGTCCACTCTACATCTTTCCAAGTACAATATACACTCGGATCGGGAATTAGATTTTCCCAATAATGCGGTGCATCATTGACAAGTAAATCTGTTTCTTTAAGTATTCTTTGGGAAATATCTGTCATCATCTGTTCTGTAAAGTTTAACATTCCAAGAAATACTAATTCTGTCCTCATCTGTGTTATTTCTTTCTACTCCGTGAGGTAAGTTTCCTGGAAATATTAACATTTTTCCTTTCTCTGCTTCGTATCTTATACCACTTGCACTTATTGCAGTATGTGTTTCAATAGGCGCTCTGGATGCTACTATATAATCTGCATTATAGTCTTTGTAAAAAATAATTCCGCCTTGTTCCGGCATTGCTTTTACATAGAATGCACCACTGATAAAAGAATTATCGTGGATGTGTACACTATTTGTATCACCTTTTTTGTTTATGTTAAACCATAAATTTTCTATTACAACAAATCCTGCATCTTTTTTATAACCATAATCGTCTACACATCTGTTTGCTTGTTCTAGTATCAAGTCTTCTAGAGGTTTTAATTCAGGAATAGTATCTGGACGAAAATCCATTGATTGCCATCCTCCCTGATTACTAAGGGTTCTTCCTACTTTATCTTTTTCGTATAATTCATATGCCAATTTTTCTAAACTATCACAATCAATAGCAGTATTTGCCCACCAAACTGGCATAGGAAAAAATTGATCAAAGTTCCACATTAAAATTTAATCTCCTTCATTGTAGTTGGAGGACTTAGATGTGAATATGCAAATGCGTGGCTCCATCTAAATTTTACATTATCTGAAATAACAGCACTATGGCATATGTCTGCTTTATACATTGTCATTTTTCCTCTAATACTAGGCGCTTGTCCTTTAAATTCAAAACCCCATTTTTCTAATTCTTCGTCCGGTATATTAAACCAAGCATCTGCTCTAGTAGGATTTTCTGCTAATTGTTTCCATTCTTTGTGCATAGGATGTTTTTCATCTATTTGAAAATCATACACACTATCTTTTATCTCTCCTTTATACTTATAGAGCTTTGTGCTGCTGTCTTCTATATCGTGAGATGTAAACCATAAATTGGCTACCATACCTTTTGGATAATCAACGTGAGGTATTCTCCAACAAGTAATTGGCTTTGCTCTTTCTTTGTAATAAACATTACCCCATTCGTGTATTTGAGGTTCCATAATAGGAGGGTTATTGTAATTTGCAATATAAAAATCTTTAATCAAAACACAAATATCTTCATAAACCCAGTTTGGTAAATGAACAGTGTCAAACGGATTAGGGTCAAAATTATCAGGATGATTATTGTCTTTTACAATAGGAAAACACTGTACTAATTGTTCGAACGTTTCGAATCCCTGATCATCTTCAAATGGATGGTCGGTTAACCAATAACCGATGTCGTCACCTAAGTCGATGTATTCAGCATTTAATTGGTCATACTTTTTAAATTTGAATACTTGGTGAAAATAATTAGCATCTGGATAACAAATTTTAAAATCTATCATTTTATATTAAATGTCATAACTATTCGTTCTTGGTCTGTTTCATTGGGCTGTACTCTATGTTTCAACCACCCAGGAAAAATTAATACATCATTAGTTTGAACTTGTACTGAAGTATAGTTCATTTCATTAACAATAGGAAATGTTGTTTTATGATATTCAAGTGGATCTTTGAATTCGATATTGCCTGTATTAGGAGGACATAATACATAACAACTTGCTACCCAAGTTGTAAAATTGTGAGAATGTTCTAGTGTATATCCGCCTCTGAAATGTCTATTAAACCAAGATCCCATTACTGTTGATTGGCGCTCATAGAAATCGTGTTCGTCTTTGATGTGTGTTAATTTTTCACCTAGCCAAGTTTGGAAATTGTGAAGTTCCATCCACGTGTGAGGTTGATGTATTTCATCTGATGAAACAGTAGAAAGTGCTTCTCCTTTTTCAAGAAGAGAGTTTTTTTCTACATCTTTGATTGCAGCATCTATTCTTGGTCTTAACTTATCTAAATCGAACTCATACGTAAACTTATAAATGTAAGGCAAGAATATGTGTATGCCGCCATTACTCTGCATTTCCATCTGTTGCTTCCTCATAGGCTTCCAATGCTAACTGTAGGCCCATTTCAGTACCTTCCATTTTTAGAATGTCCTGAGAAAGTTCTTGTCTTTTGGAAAAATCAATAGATGTGATTCCGTATGGATTTAGTTTAACGTCTTGGAAATCTTCTTCCAATTTTGCTAATTCTGCTGTTGCTTTATTTTTTTCTGCTGTAACGTTTGCTAACGTTAAGTTCAGTTTTTCTTTATATTCTTTTGTCATATTATTCCATCCTCTGCTTGTACTTATTTAAAACGTTTGCTGCTCTCTGTAATCTTGAAGCAAGTGGATCTTTCTCCAAAATTGTGCAATTTGCAGCATAATTATAGGCTTGTTCTTTTCTATAATCTTTGTCATTTCCTTCATCTATTATAACATCATATTCGTTATAATTCAAGTCTTTTCTTTTCATAGGAACATATTGGCATAACGGAGTTCCTGCACGTATCAAAGTTGTATCGTTTAGTACTTTCCAAAACAACTGAACATTTACTACGTGTGAATATCTTGGATCTAATATGCCAATAGCACTTTGAAATCTATCTTCATTGTTATAAGTTACAGGAAGTTGTAGAAAAACTATATCATCACTGCATTCTATTCTCCAAGGTGTTTCTATTTTTACAACAGTTCTTAATGTATCTTTTGGATCATCTAATATAGGATCTGTTTGAGCAGCATCGTGCGAAGTTATATAACTTTCAGAACCAGGTACTCCTTTATGGAATTTCATTGGCTCTCTCCAACTAAAACTTGCACCGTCACCTGTAGTAGATATTTCAAAATCTGCAGGAGCAGTTACTATAAATCCGGTGGTTGCTATTTTTCTAATACCTGGACAGTTTTTAACTGGTAAAACACCTTCTGGGCTTGATGACTTAGTAAAAGGTCTTTTGACTTCTGCTGATTTAATTATTGGATGCAAATCTTTTACACCTGGATATATTGAATAAAATCTAATATATGGTTTCTTACGAAATTTATCAAATATTTTTTTAAGCATAATCATCTTTGCCTTTGTATATTTCATTTAGCAAAAAGTCATAATGTGTAGGACAGTTATTGACTATATTCTGTACGTACTCTTTATATTGATAGTATTGTTTTTTAACAAATTCGAGTTCTTCAATTTTATCTCTATTAAATCTTGTACCGTTTAGTATAACCAATTCTTTAGTTGAAATTGGTTTTAATCCCATACCTGCTGCAATAAACAACGCTGGAGGAAAATTAGAAATCCACTGTTGATCCATAGTCATTGTTCCGATCAAATTCATATACTGAGCCTGTCTAGTGACATATTGATCAAGCATTTCTGTACCAAACTCGTGTTCGTTTGATTGATATTGCCAGTAAGGAGTATCTTCACGGAGACTTAGTGCATAGTGTTGCGAAACAAAATCTCTAAATTTTAGTACTTCGTGTTCTACAGCAAAATTAAATCCTAATTTTTCTGTTCCAGTAACTGCTCCGTTGCGTCTATTTAATATTTCAACTAATTTAATAATATTTTCGTGTGTTGTTAGTAGTCCTGTTGATTCAAGTGGTTCGACAAAACCGTAACTTAATCCAACCCCTACTACATTCTTTTCCCAACCTTTTGCTCTTCTTCCGTGCTTAATATTAATATGATACATTTCTGCATTTTCGGCTCTTTCTTTAGATCCTGTAGTTGCTAAATGCTCTCTAAATTCTTTTTGTGCTTGATCTTTATCTACAAATTTACTACTATAAACATAACCTGTTCCAATTCTATTCCAAAGAGGTATATTCCAAACCCAGCCATTTTGGATAGCGTGACAGTCTGTGTAGTTGTGCATTTCATTAACACGATCTTCATACGGAATACGACAAGCCCAGGCACAGTCATTTGCTAAATGTGTGTCAAAAGACTTGAACTCAACCCCTAAATATTCGCCTAATAACAGCGATTTAAAGCCCGTACAGTCGAGGAAAAGGTCTGATGCTAGTGTTGTACCATCTTCTAGCGAAATATGCTTTAAACCGCCGTTATTTTGGTACTCACAGCCCTTAATATGTCCGTGTATATGTTTTACACCATTAGGAATAGCGATATTATCCCGAAGGTATTCTCCAAATAACTGAGCATCTACGTGATAAGCAGTATCCCATCTAAAGTCGTAGTGTCTTAATGCACCATCTTGGTTTTTTGTTTGTTTGTTTTGATCGGATAGCAATGTGTTAGCCGTAGCATAAAACTCAGCAAATGTATTTGGTCCAAATTCTTCCGGATAGATAGTTGCTAATTCTCCCCAGGTTATAATACCGTTTGGTTTATCTGTTAGATCAAAACCTAAACTAAAAGGATACTGAAAACTAGTTCCGTCATTTTCTCGAAAATTTGTAAATCTGATAGAATTTTTATATGTGGCATTACAATGAGGCATCCAATCCTCATCTTTAAGTCCGAGTAAACCTAAGAACTTAGTAACGTGTCCTAGTGTGCTTTCACCAACACCTATAGTTTTAATCTTACTTGATTCAACTAACGTAACATCTATATGAGGACACAGTTTTGATATTGCTGCTGCTGCCATCCAACCCGAACTGCCGCCGCCGACAATAGTAATTGTTTTAACTTTCATCGGCTATCCTACTCAGTGTCGTATTCGTCTTTGCCGCCGTAAACGTGTTCCTTTAGAAACTCATAATGTGTTGGCATCTTTTTTACTAGATCTTCAACATAATCTCTATACTCTTCGAATCTACGTCTAGCATATCCCATTGCCTCTTCTCTCATACTTTGATCAATTCTATCACCAAAGTTATAAACTAGTTTTGGAGTTCCTATTGGCTTAACTCCTTGACCTGCTGCAATAAACAAGTTACCTGTGTACATTTCAGGATAGTTGTATGAACTTGCAATGTTACCAACAACATTAGGAAACTGTGCTTGTTTCATCATTTCAGGGTTAAACATATTAGGATCATATTCATTAAGTTCTGTACACCAACGCCAGTATGGAGTATCTTCTCTAGCACTCAATGCATAGTGTTGAGCAACAAAATCTCTAAACATCTTAATTTCCCAATCAACTGCTAGATTAAAACCATCTCTTTCAGATCGTGTTACAAAACCATCACGTCTGTTAAGTGCTTCGACTAGTTTGATAATATTTTCGTGTGTAGTAAGTAATCCTGTTGACTCAAGCGGTTCAACAAATCCATAACTTAAACCTACACCAACTACATTACCTACCCACGCTCTTGATCTACATCCGTGTCTAATTTGTATATGCATCATTTCTGCTTGTTCAGCAATTTCAGGTGTATGTGCTTTGGCAAGATGTGCTCGGAATTCTTTTTGTGCATCTTCTGGAGTTATAAATCTTGAAGAAAAAACATATCCAGTTCCTACTCTATTCCATAATGGAATATTCCATACCCAACCGTTGCCAAGTGCGTGACAATCTGTAACGTTATGCATTTGATTTTTTCTATCGTGATATGGTAGTCTACAAGCCCAGGCCATATCGTTTGCTAGATAATTTCCAAAAGATTCAAATCTAGATCCCATCCAGTTTTCTAATAGTACAGATCTAAAACCTGTACAGTCGATCCATAGATCAGAATTTAAAATTGTTCCATCTTCACAAAATACCTGAGTTAGATATGTGTTAGTAGGATCTTTTTGATGTGAATGAATATCTGCTTCAATGTGTTTTACACCTAAAGGTAAACAAATTGTTTCTTTTAAATATTGACCAAATGCCTGTGCATCCATATGATAGGCTGTATCATATTGAAAGTTGAAATTTCTCAGTGCACCGTTTTGATTTTTTGTTTGTCTATTATGTTTTGCAAGTAATGTATTACCTGTGCAGAAAAATTCTGCAAAACTTTCAGGACCAAAATCTTCAGGATATGTTGCTGCAAGGTATGCCCAATCATTTAATCCGTTTGGTTTATCTGTGTGATCTAGTCCGTCGCTAAAAGGATACTGAAATACTTCTCCTTTATTTTCTCTAAAGTTGGTAAATTGAATTGAATTTTTGTAAGTAGCATTACACGCAGGCATCCAATCTTCATCTTTTAGATCTAATAATCTAAAATATCTATTAATATGTCCTAGTGTGCTTTCTCCAACACCTACTGTGCCTTTAAATTTGGATTCAACTAATGTTATATCCAAATGAGGACATAATTTGGCTAGTGCTGCGGCTGTCATCCATCCCGAGCTGCCTCCGCCAATAATTGTTACTGTTTTATATTTCATATAATTTCACCTTGCAAGTTATAATGTACGCATATATTTATCAATAGATCTCAGAGGTCATAAAAAAAGGCGCCACCGTAGTGACGCCTTAGCGTAATAGAGACTAGTTTTTATAGAGGAACGTTTTTGTTCGTCCACCCTCTATAGCGTTTCCAAGCAGGCATTTCTTGAGTACTTGGCATATTTGGTTTATCCTCGCCAGGTTCTGTAGTAGCCGCACGTGCTTGTAATTCTTCTAGTGTTGTAGGTGGTGGCGGAGGAAGTGGTTTGTCAATAATTTGCTTAACTGTTGTTAAATGTTGATACCATTCTCCGTTTTGAGATATTGATCCGTTCTCTTTAATTTCGTGATACAACATATCTAGTTGTTCTCCAACTTCACCGTATGCAACTTTTCTTGCAATTGCATTTGCATCTGGTGAATATGGTGCATCTCTTTCTACCCAAACCATTTCTTGTTTAGACGGTGACCATTCTAGTGTCCAGTCTAATGTAATTTCGTCTGGTGCGTCAACCCATTGCATATTCGCATCTGGGCCGTTGTAAATTTCATAATCTTCGCCAGGATTTCTAATTTCCGAAACCCAGCCTTGATATCCTATTAGTGCTTTTTTCATAGTATTATTTATACTCCTCTATTACGCATATTCCGGGTCTTCCATCTGATCCTCTGTGACCGTGGAAATATCCTCCTGTGCCGCCTGTGCCTGGCGCACTATGTCCTTGGTGATTGTGTGCAAAATGTCCACCTTGTGGATGTCCTGATGGTGCAGCGCCACCAAAATAACCGCTACCTCCTGGACCAAACGAGTGGTGATGAGCACCACCGCCACCTTGGTGAATGTTTAGGTTACCTCCACCAGCGTTGCCGCTTACTCCACCTGAGTGGTTTGCTTGCCTATTTGCTCCGTGACCGCCTTGTGCTGATAGATATGGACCAAAACTTGATCCGCCTCCATTGCCAGCTCTACCATTGTAATAGGTGCCGCCTCCGCCACCGCCAATGGATACGCCCACAGAACTAATACTTGTTACATCTAAAATTCTTTCTGAGTAACCACCTGCACCACCGGATTCTCCGTGCCCACTTGCACCACCTCCAGCAGCGTGTAGTTTTACTCTAATATATCTTACGCCACTTGGTCTGTTCCAAGTTCCGCCACCTGTAAAAACCTGCATACCTGAAAAACCAATAGTTCCGTATTCTAGTGCATTACCAGCACTGTTCATTTTTAAAACTGTATGGTTACTACCAACACTAGTTAGTCCTGTACCACCTTTGTTTACAGGCATTGTACCTGATACATCACTACTGGATAAATCTACAGCAGCATTTGCAAGTTTACCGGCAGTAACAGCATTACCAGCAAGATCATCTGATGATACTGTATCATCTGCTATTTTAGCGGCTTGAATAGTACCGTCATCAAACGCTGTTCCTGTTAACTTTTTTAGTGATTGATAATTAAATGCCATTGTTTTTCCTTACCCAATATTTATTAATAAAACTCCGTAATCACTACCAAACCTGGTCTGCCGTCTGATCCTCTATGTCCACTAAAATATCCACTAGTTCCGCCAGTTCCTGGTGCACTATGACCTTGGTGATTATGAGCAAAGTGACCACCTTGTGGATGTCCTGCTGGTGCAGGGCCTCCCCAAAAACTTTTTCCGCCCATTCCTGATGATCGTTGTTCGTGACTTCCGCCACCACCGCCATAAATGTTTAGATTGCCGCCTGATCCAACGCCTGGTAATCCACCGTTGTGTTGATTGTGTCTATTTGCTCCGTGTCCACCACTAGCAGAAACATATGGACCAAAACTTGATCCTCCTCCATTTCCGCCTGCGTTAGAATAGTATGTTCCTCCTGCGTTTCCTGATACAGAAACACTTACAGAACTTACGCCAGTAACGTCAATAATTTCTTCTGCATATCCGCCTGCCGCTCCAGATTCTCCGTGTCCTGATGCACCTCCGCCACCGCCTTGTACTTGTACATATACAAAACGCACTCCTGAAGGTTTGTTCCAAGTTCCGCCTCCTGTGAATACTGTCATACCTCTAATACCTGTTGGAGCAAAAGTATAACCATTGTTTGAACTGTTTACTGTTAGACCTTGGTATGCGCTACCTAATGCGGTAATTCCTGTACCACCTTGTGCTAATCCAATAGCACCTGTAGTAATTGAAGATCCTACATCAACTGCGCCGGTGCCGATTTCGTCACCTGTGATTGTATTATCAGCAAGTTTAGCATTTGTTACCGCAGAAGTAGCAAGGTCGCCGGTATTGACCGTTAAATCTTCAAGCGCAGCGTTTGTTAGCCTTTTCAGTGATAGATAGTCAAATGCCATTGTTTACTCCTTAATAATAATTTGTTACGACAACAATTCCTGGTCTGCCGTCTGACCCTCTATGTCCGTGGAAGTGAGCTCCTGAACCACCTGTACCTTGTGTACTATGATTTTGGTGATTATGAGCAAAGTGACCGCCCTGCGGGTGATTACCTGGTGTACCACCTCCAAAAAAGTTATTCGCACACGATTGTGAACTGTATGAGTGGTGACAGAATCCGCCACCTTGGTGGATGTTTAATTGCCCTCCACCTGCTCCTCCACTAACACCTCCTGAGTGGTTTGCTTGTCTATTTGCTCCGTGTCCACCTTGTGCTGAACAATACGGGCCAAAAGATGTAGTACCACCATTACCGGATCTACCGTTATAGTATGTACCACCGCCACCGCCACCGATGTTAATGCTTACAGAACTAATTCCTGTTACATCTAAAAATCTTTCTGTATATCCGCCTGCTGCACCACCTTCGCCGTGACCTGAGCCGCCGCCGCCTCCGCCTTGTGCTTGAACTTTGATATACCTTACTCCACTTGGTCTACTCCAAGTGCCGTTACCTGTCCAAACCTGTATACTTGCAACACCGTGATTGTCATTTGATAATGCGCCGCCATCA